ACCATCGTTGAGCGGCCGCCCAAATATTCAGGACGCTGAAGGCGCGCATCGGGAGACGTAACACCGAAGTGTGCACGGATGAGTTCCGTGTAGCGGGTCCCGCCTCTGGCGTCTCTCTCGAAAATCTTTTGAATTTGAAAGGCTTGGCGCAGCGAGTTGATGGTAGCCGCTGTTGCGGTAGAGAGATCGGCCCAAAGACCGGGACCGTCAGCGGTTTCAGACCAAGTGTAATCCCCCGACGAACCTGCTGGCGTGTATGCAGTCGTGCCGCCAGCGGGTACACGATAGCCACCGGCTGTAGCGCCGAATTCACCGCTATGAACAACGGCGCTTGTACCGAGGGGGATTTGAACTCCGGGACCCTTTTGCGGCCAAGGTAGACAGGACGTAAAATAATCATGGCGTTTACCTCTGCGAAGAAGGGTATAGGTGGCAGGATCATCGGGGCCATCATCGACAGGAACATCAACGGAATTTTGCATGTTCTGGTCACGGAACCACTCGTTGTAGATCAGGTTGTAAGCCCGATGCCAAAGCGCGGAATGCTCAAGATCAGAAACGCCAGTCGGCAAACCCATATAATCGTGAATGGAACCGATAGCATAACCACCATCCCCAGAGGACATTTGGGGAATGGTGAAATCGGTTGAATCACCGGGGTTACGTTGTTCACCGTTGAACTTTTGCCAGTTGTCCCAAACAAGACGGATAGGCACACTAAAAAAATGAGTGTCCATATACAAGTTATCCATAATCGGGAAAATAGGCGTAGCCAAACGGGCAAGGGCAGTAAGAGAAACATTGAACGTGTCACCCGGCAAAGCCTCATCGACAAAGATAGGGACAAGGTAACCAGCATCAAACGTGGTTTTATAACCACACGAACGGTCAAAGCTGGAACGGGGAATTTCAGCCTTAGGGACTTGGCTGAATTTGTGGGCCGCATCATTGCGCGGCGCGATATTGTGTCCTAGTTGCATAATCAAGCCTCCGGAAAAATTGGGGTATCGTCAACCGTACGAGGCTTGACGAGGGTCGCAGCAACGCCCAAACAAACGGGCGAAGTTTCAGGCACTACGAAACCAGTGCTGAAATCGAAAAGACCAACGCGGAACAAACTGAAATCAGTTGGATAACGGCCGACATTGGTCGAAAGATCATTAGCAGCATGAGCAAAATCGCGAAGCGCGAACTGGTCATTGATTGCAGTGAACGGACGGCAAAAAACGCCGGTTTTGGTATCCAGTACGGAATAAAGATTCTCTTGCATCAGAGTGTCCTCTTAAGGGTTGACAATTTAGATTTAAGGCAATCCTCACGGGCCTTCAATCGTTGGGGAGTATTGTCCGCCTTTCGGGACTTAGCGCGCAGCTTGCGGGCGTCTTTCAGGTCTTCAAGGAGTTCGGGATTCTCGCGCTCCAGAAGTCGATCATAATATTTGGGAACAGGAACCTTGCGACCATTAACGACGGCATGGTCGCGTGGATAAAAATCATCTTTGTATTTTTCATAATGCTGCTTTCCGATGCCATTTTTTAAGGACATGCGGATATATTCGGGTTCGAGCTGGTAAATCTCACCCTCCGGGGAAATGCGCTGGTAATGTTCCTCAGCGCGATCACCAGTTACCTTTTTCATAATGTAGCGCGCGACATAAGCGCATGACTCTTGAGTGACTTCGCCGATCTGACAGTGACCATAGGACCAAATATCCTCAAGGGTATCGGAAACCCAAAGCTGATCACCACGGGAATTTTTTGAATGCTTCCGACGGTCGGGAAAATCTACACCATAGACAATAGCATGGTAATGAGGGCGGGCCGAAGTATCGCCATACTCGCCACACCAAAAATACTTAATAGGGTTAACACGACGAAAAGCTTGAAGAAGCATTTTCTGTTGGTCTTTTGGGCGGTCAGCATGTTCGCGGAGAAAATCATAGTCGAGCCGGGCGCGGAGCTTTTTAAAAAACGGCTTTTGCGCGTTTTTTTCAAGGGAACCATTCTGGGGTAACCATACATCGTTATAGGTAAGCGTAAGAAAGCACTTTTTTTCATGGTAACGGGCCTCGTGCATAAGGCGAGTAGCCCAAGAGGACGACCGGTCAATCCGGCAACCAATACAACCACCACAGGGAACCTGAAGCGCAGTGCCAGGTATCCCCTTGGACTTATCGAAAACAAGGGGCCGCTTACCGGATGCGCTCACGTTGAACGACCGGTAGGCGGTAGTGGGTTTGAAGCAAGGCACGGACTACAGCCGGATACCGCCGCGCATGGGATTTCCGGAAGGGACATTTTTCCGGTGGGTCTTGGACGCAGTGGCAGTAAAAAGGGCTTTTGAGCCTTTGGAACTCATTTTGTGACGCTTGGCCATGATCATTCTCCATAGTAGGGGGGTAATTCTGTCACCTGTGCTATTGACATCAAGTAACCAATAGCACAGGGACAGGACTTAAGTCAAGCGGCCCCGTTAGACGGGGCAGCGCCGGACGGGGAAGCGGGCGGGGCCGCAGGAGGCGCAGGAGGCGCCGAAGCAGGGGGGGCGCTAGGGGGGCTAGGGCGCAGGGCTTCACGGGTCGCAGAAGGCGAAAGGAGGCCCATCTCGGCCATCTCCTTGCGGTTACCGGGATCAGAGCAAAAGTCGATGAAATGACCCGGATCATTACGGAAGCGGTTGCGAACGCTTGAAGGGAGCTGGGCAAAGAGGCTCTTGGCCTCAGCTACAGCGTTCATATGGGTATGGAAGTCAACGCCAGCGGCGTCGAAATACTGGGGGGCGAGAATGTTTACATGGGGCATCTCGTTAGTACGGATATAACGGGCCATGAGAGTATTAATGTCACACTCGTCCTTAAATTCCTGACGGGTAAAGGGTGAAATCTCAGGGAAAATAATGGAGTGGGAACGGGGTTTAGAAGAATAAGCAGATATGACGTGGGATTTAGAAGGAAGTAAGGGAGTGCGGTTATTGGGTTGATAAGACATAAAAATATACCTCAGAAGTTAGGGTGGAGTGATACCTGAGAACGCCTGCCGCGGGCAACCGGCTATCCGGCGAGGGGTGAACCCCTCACCGGATGGCCGGTTTATAACGGCATAAAACGGCGCACTAATTGCCATAGGAAACGGACGAAGATGAAGTGGACTTGCCCAAATGGGCAGAACCAGAGAAGACATTACCAATCATGCCCGTAAAGCGTGAACCGTAGGCCATCCATTGACCAAAAGCAGATTCAGATACACGACCTTCAGCCTTCAAGCCCTTGAGAACCTCAGTAGCGGACTGGAAATCCATATCCAGCAAACGCTGACGTAAAGACTCACTGATACCCTGTTTTTTAAGGAGATCAGTAGCAGCCTCAACTTGACCGAGCTCGCGAAACACCTTCCGGGTTTGCATACCTTTCAAATGGGAATCCATGTTGAGGTTATGCGCCTGTGCACGGGCAGATGAAGCTTGGGCGCCCTGAAGATCAGAAGCGCCCGGGGTCAAAGATCGAGTGAGATCTGCGTCAGCTTCCGACTTGTCCGCTTGCGCTTTGGACAATTGGGCATTAGCAAGGGCAGTGAGGGCTTGGAGAGCGGAAGAGACTCCGGCCCCTTCCTCGTTGACGAGGGAGGGGGCAGAGGGAGCGGAAGGAGTAGCTGCACCCATGCCTCCAGTAGCAGAAAGGATAGGATTAAGACCAGCAGCGCGGAGATCTGCGACCTCCCGCTGATGGGCAGTGTTGGCCATATATTCCTGCCATTTCATCTGCTTTTTAAGAATCGCCATCGACTGCTTATTTTGCTTTTCAGCACCTTTAGCAGAAGAAAACGAAGAAAGCAGGGAAAGGCCAGAACCAGCCATTGAACCAAGAGCGCCCCACATAAAACCTCCTTAGAAATGATCAATCAAACCGGGGTCGCCATACAACGGCATAGGCCGGGCGCAACGGATCTGGAAATGTGAATCAAAAAGGAAATGAGGCTCAGTGGTGACAGCAATACAGCGATCGAGCGGAGGATTCTCAACAATAAAAGAATTGTCAAGGACTGGTGCAGTCTCAAACTCTTGGGCCAAATGCCAAGCGTCGAGAGGTTGAGGAGCAGTAGAACGGAAAAGGCCGGTAATCATGGAAGGCTTGTAGCGGTATTCGGCATAGCGTTCCTGATAACCGAAAACGGTCTCATTAGAAACGGCCGAATCGGTCGCATAGATTTCCTTGCGAAGAACGGCCTGCTCACCGATGTGAGACAAAGCGGGCCAATAGAAATCAAAGCGGGTTTTGCGTGACCACATGCGGTTCAAACCCTGCTGGTAAGTCAGGTCAGCGCGGACAGAAACCAGACCAATAATCAAACAATGTTCAGTAAACGAGGCAGTGAAACCATTGCCATTAACATGAGCAGTACCAACAGCAGCAAGAGTACCAAGCGGGAAGGGTTGATCTAAAGTAACGGCGGTCGTATTCGGGACCGGCGAAATGTTTACCATCGTTGAGCCGCCGCCCAAATATTCAGGACGCTGAAGGCGCGCATCGGGAGACGTAACACCGAAGTGTGCACGGATGAGTTCCGTGTAGCGGGTCCCGCCTCTGGCGTCTCTCTCGA